ACCTAGCCAGAGAGATAGGCTATCACCTAATCAACACAGGTGAGTCTGTAGGATTCATCATGTTAGAAGAGACGGTAAAGCGTACAGCTCTGGGACTGATGGGTCTGCACCTTAACAAGCCTTTGCACTTGGGACTGACAACAACAGAAAGCGAAGAACTTAGAGGTGCTTATGATAGCGTTATTGGTAATGGCAGAACTTACTTTTATGATTCATTCGGTTCTACGCAGATTGACAACCTACTTAATCGAGTCCGTTTCTTGGCACAAGGATGTGAGTGTTCTTGGATTGTTCTTGACCACTTATCTATTGTTGTATCAGGTTTGGGTGATGGGGATGAACGTAGGCTGATAGATAACGCCATGACTGCTCTGCGTACCCTTGTCCAAGAGACAGGCGTAGGGTTGATATTGGTGTCCCATCTCAAGCGTCCCAGCGGTGACAGAGGGCATGAGGAAGGAGCAGTAACCAGCCTCTCTCAGTTGCGTGGTAGCCATGCCATAGCCCAGCTATCTGACATGGTGATATCCCTAGAGCGTGACCAACAAGGTGAGCAATCCAACACAACAACAGTGAGGGTACTTAAGAATCGTTTCAGTGGTGAGACAGGCATAGCTTGTCACGTTCAGTACAATCCACAGACGGGACGTTTGCTTGAGTGCAATCCAGAATTTGATGAGGTGGCTGATGAGTTCTAGTTACATATTTGATTTAGAAACTGACGGTCTGCTTGATGATGTAACCAAGGTTCACTGCATAGTTCTCAAAGATATAGAGACTGGTGAAGCATTGGGTTACCACGGCAAAGGCGTATGGACTGAAGCCATTCCTAAGCTAGAGAATGCTGACATGATATGTGGGCATAACATCATCAAGTACGACATTCCTGTACTACAAAAGCTAGGTGCTTTTAATCCGAAAGGAATCATAAGAGACACCTTGGTTTGCACACGGCTCATATGGGCTGATGTCAAGCAAGCCGACTTCACCAGAACAGACTTCCCTAGAAATCTGATAGGTAGCCACAGCCTACGGGCATGGGGGCAACGCATCGGTGACTACAAGGATGACTACGATGGTGGATGGGAAGAATACTCTGAAGAAATGATGAGCTATTGCTTCCAAGATGTAGAAGTAACCAACACCCTTTGGCAAAAGATAGTTGCTAAAGAATACTCACAACAATCAATCGAACTTGAACATGAAGTTGCTGAACTTATTTACAGGCAAGAGGCTACTGGATTTACCTTTGACGCAGAGGCTGCGGGTAAGCTATATGCGGAGCTATCAGGACGAAAGTTGGAACTGGAAACAGAACTCAAGTCAGCCTTCCCTAACTGGGAAATCAAGACACCGTTTATACCGAAGGTAAACAACAAGACCAGAGGCTATGTGAAGGGTGTCAAGACCTACAAGGTTAGGCAGGTCGAGTTCAATCCAGGTAGCCGTGACCATGTGGCTAACCGATTGATAGCACTCAGAGGTTGGGAGCCTAAAGACTTTACCAATGATGGCAAGCCGAAGGTCGATGAGGATGTTCTGTCCAAGTTACCTTATCCAGAGGCAAAGCTGTTAGTCGAATACTACACACTCATTAAACGCTTGGGTCAGCTTGGAGATGGCAGACAAGCATGGCTAAAGGTTGAGCGAGGGGGGCGCATCCACGGGTCTTGTAATACAAACGGAGCCGTCACAGGGAGAGCAACACACGCTTACCCTAACGTGGCACAGGTTCCGTCCTGTGGTGCGCCCTATGGAAAGGAGTGTCGTGAGTTGTTCACAGTACCCAGAGGCAAAAAGCTAGTAGGTGTCGATGTGTCTGGCCTAGAGCTTAGATGCTTGGCTCACTACATGGCTAAGTATGACGGTGGTGCTTACGGTGAGACTGTGGTGAACGGTGATATACACACGGCTAACCAAGAAGCAGCAGGACTAAGGACACGCCCACAGGCCAAGACATTCATCTATGGATTTCTGTATGGCGCAGGTGTGGGAAAGCTAGGTGAGATTGTAGGTAAAGGGCCAGGTGCAGGTTCAGTTCTAAAGAAAAGATTCTTAGCAAAGCTACCTGCACTCGCCAAGTTGATAGACCGTGTTACAGAAGCATCGAAGCGTGGCTACCTAGTAGGGCTAGACGGTAGACACCTGAAGGTCAGGTCATCTCATGCAGCACTGAACGTCTTACTTCAGTCAGCAGGTGCATTGATATGTAAGCAATGGATGGTCGAGTTCGATAGAGCTTTAAAGGACAAAGGGCTACTAGAGTCATGCAAGCAGGTTGCTTGGGTACATGATGAAATTCAGTTAGAGACAAAGGAAGATATGGCTAATGAAATCGGATTACTCGCAGTCGAATGTATTAAAAAAGCAGGTGAACACTTCAACATCAGATGTGAACTTACAGGAGAATACAACATCGGAAACAACTGGGCTGAAACCCACTAAGCCAGACAGAAAGAAGTTTGATTTAGACTTAGCTTATGGACAGATGCACGAAGATAAAGTGCTAGATATGTTAGAGAACAAGAAGGTTGAGGTAAAGACAGAGAGAGGTATGTGGACTTCTACAGGAAACATAGCAATCGAGTTTGAATCCTATGGCAAACCTTCAGGCATCAATGCCACAGAATCTGACTACTGGTTCCATAACTTAGCTGTCAATGATGAGGTGTATTGCACCCTAGTATTTGAGACAAAGGTATTGAAGAAGATTGTAGAGGAACTAGATGACCATCGTATCGTTAGCGGTGGGGATAACTGGGCATCGAAGATGTACCTAGTCAACCTATCTAAGTTGTTCTCTACAGACACCCTAAAGATTTATAAACAACTATCCACGGAGGCATCTAATGAAGAGAACACTACTGATTGACGGTGACATTGTAGCGTACCGTTACTCCAGTACGGTTGAGCATGAGGTGGACTGGGGCGATGACGTATGGTCGCTATGGTCTGACGCTAAAGAAGCCAAACAGTTAATCCTACAATACCTAGAACATCTGGTAGAGATGACTGCAGCAGATGATTTTATATTCTGTTTCAGCGACAAGGATAACTTTAGGAAAGGCATCTACCCTGACTACAAGCACAACAGAAAGGGAAAGCGTAAACCTACTTGCTACAAAGCTATTAAGGAATGGATTGAAGGTGAGTACAAGACTGAGCAGTACCCTACCCTAGAGGGTGATGATGTTATGGGGATACTCGCTACGTCTGGTCAGTACGAAGAGACTGTCATTGTTTCAGAAGATAAAGATATGAAGACCATACCTGGACTCTTATGGAGAGCCGCAGAGATGGAAGATATCTCTGAGGAATATGCAGACTATTACCACCTTTACCAAACTTTAGTGGGAGATACAGTCGATGGCTATGGTGGCCTAAGAGGTGTGGGGGATAAGAGGGCTACTGAGCTACTCAAGGTTCCTACATGGGAGACTGTAGTTAAAGCATACGAGAAAGCAGGTTACACAGAAGATGATGCACTGGTACAGGCTAGGTTAGCCAAGATACTTAGAGCATCTGATTATGACTTTACTAAAGGAGAACCAATACTATGGCTTCCATAGATGATATCAGTCCCGCAGAGTGGAACAAGATTACAGCAGAATGGCGAGAGCAGGTAAAAAATTCGTCACCAAAGTCTGTTGTGTTAGAGCAAGAACCAGCGTTATTCCAGCCTATCAAGCCCTTCAATCTTCCTAAAGATGCTAAGGAGCGCAAGGCCATCCCAGTGTACACAGGCTTCATCAATTACTTTCCAAGAGCCATTGCAGCGGTGGCGAAAATATCCTTAAAAGGTGGACTGCAACACGGGCAGACACCAGAGACTTTAAGGTGGGAAAGAGCAAAGTCAGGCGATGAGTTAGATGCGATGATGCGTCACATCCTTGATAAAGACTGGGCGCAAGTAGCGTGGAGAGCAATGGCTAACTTAGAAAAGAAACTAGAGAGAGAGGAACTTTGATGGAGCAGTATCAACAATTCATACACAAAAGCAGGTACGCACGTTGGCTAGAAGATGAAGGCCGAAGAGAAACTTGGGAAGAAACTGTACAGCGATATGTAGACTTCTGGTTAAGTCGTGACCAGATAACAGAAGCTGAAGGCAAGAAGCTATATAAGGCTATACACAATATGGATGTCATGCCCAGTATGAGATGCATGATGACAGCAGGTGTTGCTTTAGATAAGGACAACGTAGCAGGGTTTAACTGTTCATACCTTCACATCGATTCTCCCCGTAGCTTTGATGAGCTTATGTATGTGCTTATGTGTGGCACAGGCGTAGGCTTTTCAGTAGAGCGTAACTTCATCAACAAGCTCCCTGTCGTAGCTGAATCATTCCATCCTACAGATACAGTCATTGTTGTGTCTGACTCTAAGATTGGATGGGCATCAGCTTTTCGTGAACTGATAGCCATGCTCTACGCAGGTAAGATTCCTAAGTGGGACATGAGCAAGATTAGACCAGCAGGTGCTAGGCTTAAGACATTCGGTGGTAGAGCCTCTGGCCCTGAGCCTTTGATTAACTTGTTCAACTTCTGTGTAGGCATCTTCCAGAAAGCTGAAGGACGTAAGCTAACAAGCATCGAGTGCCATGATATTGTCTGTAAGATTGCAGAGGTTGTGGTAGTGGGTGGCGTTAGACGTTCAGCCCTAATCTCTCTGTCTAATCTATCAGACCCACGCATGGCTAAGGCTAAGTCTGGTCAGTGGTGGATGGATGAAGGCCAACGTGCTTTGGCTAACAACTCTGTCGCATACACTGAGAAGCCTGACTTTGAATCTTATCTGTCAGAGATGCACACCATGTATGACTCTAAGGCAGGTGAGCGTGGTATCTTCAGCCGTATCGCTGCACAGAATGTAGCAGCCAGGAATGGACGCAGGGATTCAGAGCAAGACTTTGGTACTAACCCATGCTCGGAGATTATCTTAAGAAGCAACCAGTTCTGTAATTTGTCTGAGGTAGTGGTTAGAGCAGATGATGACTTGAAGTCCCTCAAGAAGAAGGTAGAGGTGGCTGCAATAATCGGTACGCTACAGGCTACCCTGACTGACTTTAGATACTTGCGAAGTGCTTGGAAGAAGAACACAGAGGAAGAGGCTTTGTTAGGTCTTAGCCTCACAGGTATATGTGACCACTATCTATTAGGTAAAGACTCTACTGATTTAGGTAAGTGGCTAGAGGAGATGAAAGATGTTGCAATCAAAACTAATAAAAAGTGGGCTGAAGAACTTGGTATCAATCAGTCTGTGGCTATTACGTGCGTTAAGCCAAGTGGTACAGTTTCTCAGTTGGTCGATAGTGCTTCTGGGATTCACCCTCGCTTTTCTAAGCACTACATTAGACGAGTACGTTCAGACTCTAAAGACCCGTTAGCTCAGTATATGTCAACAGCAGGGTTCCCTGTAGAGCCTGACGTTATGAACAAGTCATCTGTGGTATTCAGCTTCCCTGTCAAAGCTCCAGATAACAGTATTGTTGTTAAGGATGTAGGTGCTATGCAACAGCTAAAACTCTGGAAGGCTTACCAAGACTTTTGGTGTGAGCATAAGCCAAGCATTACAGTCTACTATACTGACAATGAGTTTCTTCAGGTAGCTCAGTGGATATGGGAGAACTTTGAGTCTGTCTCTGGTATCAGCTTATTGCCTGTCAGTGACCATGTTTATCAACAAGCTCCCTATGAGGATATATCTGAGGAGCAGTACGATGAACTGGTTAAGGCTATGCCACCAAAAATTAACTGGAGTGACCTACAAAACTTTGAACAGGAAGACAACACAACAGGCTCTCAGGAGTTAGCTTGTGTAGGTGGAGCCTGTGAAATCGTGTAAGTAAGTATCCACTACGGCATCAATACCCACCATATAAGAGGACTACTATGTCTATGAATAGAAAAGAAATAGAAAGTTTACCCGTCAACGTAGTTCAACTTATTGAAAACTTAGACCTTATTTTCCCTGAACAGTCTGCCCTTTTGGAGTGGACTGATAGGGAGGTTTGGTTTAGGGCTGGTCAAAGGTCAGTTGTTCAATGGTTGTTAGAGTTGAAGAGGCGGGATGACAACCCTAACAACTTAGAGGATTAATACAATGTGTACAGGTTTTGAAGCAGCACTGCTTGCTGGCTTGGCTGGGACTACATATATGCAACAAGAACAAGCAGCAGACCAAAAAAGAGACGCAAATAAAAGGGCTAAGGAAGCAGAAGCAAGAGCCAAAGCCGAAAATAACGCTATGGAAAGAAACATGGATTCTGCTGAGAACACCCCACTCTTACTTACTAAAGGTAAAGCTGGCCGTGCTAAAGGCATCTCTCAGCTTAAAGTAGCTAAAGGCGGTTCAGGTGGTTATAGCTCATTAGGTATGGGTGGTTCAGGCGGTACTGGGTTAAACATAGCAACAGGCGGTTAGGAGTAACTTATGCAAGAGAACACTTCCTGCTCAAAGCGTTATCATAAACTAGCAGCTGACAGGGAGATTTATCTCGATAGAGCAAGAGAGTGTTCTGAGCTAACACTACCTGCCTTGATAACTCCCGAAGGATTTAGTTCCGCTACAGATTTATATCAGCCCTTTCAAAGCATTGGGGCAAGAGGTGTAAACAACCTCGCATCTAAACTAATGCTTCTTCTATTCCCACCTAATGCACCTTTCTTCCGTCTAGCGATGGACACCAAGACTAAGCAAGAGCTTGATGGTGAAGGTGAGCTACGTGCTGAGATAGAACAGGGTCTTGCTGGTATTGAACGTGAGGTACAAAAAGAGATAGAAGGCAGAGCATTGAGAGTCAATGTGTTTGAAGCCTTAAAGCATCTAATTGTCTCAGGTAATGTATTGGTACACCTGCCAAAGAAAGGAGGTCTACGTGTCTTCCCTATGTCTAGCTTTGTTTGTAAACGTGCGCCAGACGGGGAGTTGCTAGAAGTTTTACTAGAAGAGTCTGTATCACCACGGGCATTGCCTGAAGGTATTGATGAGATTGACTACACTGGTGATGAAGACCTTAAGTTATACACAAAGATTTACAGAGAGAACTCTGATTACTACAGAGTCTACCAAGAAGTTGAAGGGCAGATAGTCCCAGGTTCTGAGGGTCGCTACAAGAAAGACCTCATGCCTTGGCTTGCTCTACGTATGGTACACCTTGATGGTGAAGACTATGGTCGCTCTTTCGTGGAAGAGTATCTAGGAGACCTGAAGTCCCTTGAGGGATTGATGGAAGCATTGGTTAGCTCCGCAGCTGCTAGTGCTAAACTGGTATTTATGGTGCGTCCTAATGCCAGTGTCCGAAGAACTGACCTAGCCCAATCCAAGAATGGTGATGTCATCTTAGGTGACCCTAACGATGTCAAAGTTCTCCAAACCGAAAAGTACCCCGATATGCGGGTAGTGCTTGAGACTGTCCAGAGAATAGAGGACAGGCTCTCCTTTGCGTTTCTTTTAAACACAGCGATTCAGCGCAATGCTGAAAGAGTAACTGCTGAAGAGATACGCTTTATGGCTCAAGAATTAGAGGCTGCCCTTGGTGGTGTCTATTCTATCCTGAGTCAAGAAATGCAACTTCCAGTAGTTAATATACTTATGACTGGTATGTCTGCAGCTAAGAAGATTCCTAAGCTACCTAAAGGTACTGTCACTCCAGTTATTGTTACTGGTGTGGAAGCACTTGGCAGAGGAAACGACTTGAACAAACTACGCACTTATATCCAAGACCTAGTACAACTGGCTCAGGTTTCACCTGAAACAATCCAGCGTGTAAACTTTGGTGACCTTGTAACAAGACTAGCTACAGGCCACGGGATTGACACGATAGGTCTGATTAAGACTGAACAGGAACTACAAGCTGAGATGCAGCAACAACAAGAGGCACAGCAACAGCAAATGATGGCTGAAGCAATGAAGGATTCTGCTCCAGGTGCTATAAGAGAAGTTGTTAAAGCTAATCAGCAACAACAGGTACAATAAATGACTACACCCAAGATGACTTTAAGTAAAGATAACCCGAAGGAAGCTAAGGCAGAAAAGAAAGAGCCTAAGTACCCTGCGTGGCCTGGCATTGAAGCTGCTGAATTAGGCGTTCAATATATTAATGCAAAAGGGAACGTAATTCAGCGGGGTAGAACCAATGGTTGAATCCGTACAAGTGGAGGGAAATGTTACAGGTGCTGAAGCTCCAACTGAACCAACTCAAACTAATCGTCCAGAATGGTTACCAGAAAAGTTTAACTCTCCTGAAGACCTTTCAAAGGCGTATGGTGAACTGGAAAAACAATTCACTCAATCTCGTCAAGAAGCAACTCAATCAGAAGCTGAACAACCTGCACCAGAGACTCCAGAAGATGCTAGAGAAGCTGTAGAAAATGCAGGTTTAGACTTTGATGCTATGCAACAAGAGTTTAGCGAGAATGGTAACCTTTCCGATGAAACTTATAAAAGCCTCCAAGACAAGGGTATCCCCAAAGAAATGGTGGATGCTTATGTTGAAGGACAAGAGTCTTTAGCTAATGCTTACGAACAAGAGCTATATAGTTTTGCAGGTGGCAAGGACTCTTATACAGAGATGGCTCAATGGGCTACTGAAAACTTAAGCGATAGTGAAATTGATGCTTATAATTCATCCCTTCAATCTCGCAATGAATCTCAAGCAAGACTAGCTATTGATGGTCTTATGTCACGCTACAGGGATAACGGTGGTGCAGAACCTACACTCGTAGGTGGTAAAGCCTCTGCCTCTGTAGATACATACAGTAGTTGGGCGCAGGTGACTAAAGATATGTCAACTGCTGAGTACAAGAAAGACCCTGCGTTTCGTGCGACTGTCGAGAAGAAGTTAGGACGAAGCTCACTTTAACCAGCCTCCCAAGGCTGTTAATACAATTCAGTATATCCCCAAAAAAACAGTAAGGCTCTCTGCGGAGAACACCCCTACCAGTGAAGTAAGGATTAGCGAATTATACACTTAATTTACTAAATCAAACCAAAAGGATTATTAACATGGCTAACGCTACTGTATCCCAAATTGGTAAGGCGAATAACACTGGAACTGCTGATGCACTATTTCTCAAGCAGTTCAGCGGAGAAGTCCTTACTAGCTTTGAACAGGCTACTGTAACTGCTGACAAGCATATGGTTCGCACCATTGCTAACGGTAAGTCTGCACAGTTCCCTGTGATGGGCCGAAGCTCTGCTTCATACCACACACCTGGTAACGAGATTGTTGGTTCTGCACTGAACCACAACGAGAAAGTTATTACTATTAATGACCTTCTTATCTCTAGCCACTTCATTGCTAACATCGATGAAGCTAAGAACCACTACGATGTTCGCTCAGTTTACTCTTCTGAGATGGGTCGTGCGCTTGCTTTTCAAATGGACAAGCACGTTCTACAGACTATGCTCCAAGCCGCTGCTGCATCTGCTAACGTAGGTGACTCAGGCTATGCTGCTGGAACAATCATCACTGATTCAGACTCTAACACTTCTGCTGCTTCATTGATTGGTTCAATCTTTGACGCTGCTGAAGCACTAGATGATGCTTACGTACCAAGCGAAGGACGATGCTGCTTTATGAAGCCTGAGCAATACTACTTGCTTGCTAACGCTTCTAACGCTGTAAACGTAGACTTCTCTGGTCGTGGTTCTATCGCTGACGGTACTGTACCTCAGATTGCTGGTATCAACCTCATCAAGACTTCTCACCTACCTACTGGTAACGTGACTGGAACTGGTGTTGATGCTGGTGGTGCTGGTGGAGCGCAGGTCGTTAACGCTTCTAACACTACTGCTATTATCACTCATTCTTCTGCTGTTGGTACAGTGAAGTTGATGGACTTGGCGGTTGAGTCAGAGTACGACATTCGCAGACAAGGAACCTTGATGGTTGCTAAGTACGCTATGGGCCACGGTGTCCTACGTCCAGAAGCTGCTGTTCAAATCCAGACTGCTTAAAACCCAAGCGGGAGTCCTTAATTGGGCTTCCGCTTTTTTTTACTTAAGAGGAATTATCGTGGCTATAGTTACACCTACAACAGAACTAGAGGCTGTCAATGTAATGCTATCAGCCCTTGGTGAGGCTCCTGTATCTAGCTTAGATGACCCTTCCTTGGTTGATGCTGCATTAGCACAGTCAATACTGAAGGAGACTTCTATTGAGATACAGACCCGTGGACTACACTGCAACACGGAGATTAACTATCCTTTAGTACCTAATGTTGACGGTGAAGTATTAGTCCCAGCCAATTGCGCCAGAATAGATACCACAGATGTATCTAGTGACATAGATGTTGTCCAAAGAGGAGACAGGCTCTATGACCGCAACGAGAGAAGCTACACATCATTTACAGGCAACCTATATGTAGACATGGTTTTGCTGTTTGATTTCTCTGAGCTTCCTCAACACGTTAAGCGTTACATCACTGTAAAAGCTACAAGACGCTTCCAAGCCCGACTTGTGGGTTCCGATACCTTGGCTGCATTTACTGGTCAAGATGAACAGGAAGCACTAATCGAATTTGAGAGGACTGAAGCTATTAATGAGGATAGCAATATTCTAACTAACAGCTTTGATACCTATAAAATTATTTCCAGAGGTTCGCCTCGTAGAGCAATAAGGTAATGAGCCATGCCACTTGTAAGCACCAGTATACCCAACCTATTGAATGGGGTAAGTCAGCAACCTTCATCGTTGCGCCAGGTCACGCAGGGCGAAACTCAAACTAACGCACTATCATCAGTTATTGATGGCCTAATCAAACGCCCACCTACAGAACACCTAGCTAAGGTTAAGACTTCTTCAGTCAGCAATGCTGCTATCCACCTTATAGATAGAGGTTTAGGAAAGAGGCACATATTGGTAGTAGAAACCAATCCCAGCACACCTTCAGTTACTCTTAATATGTTTGATGTAGCAGGTAATTCTATTCCTGTAAAAGATGCAGGAGGTAACACTATATCTGGGAGTGCCTACACAGGTGCATTAGGCATAGATACTTACTTAGGTACTGCCAATGCTCAGACTGACCTAGAGTTTCTAACTGTTGCAGACTTTACGTTTATTCTTAATAACAAGAAAATTGTAAGCATGGAGACTGCTACGGTTTCAGGGACATTAATTACTAACAGTAAATACCAAGGCTTTGATGACTTGCCTGTAGAGACTAGCACTTACCATGTAGGTGGTAATAGCACTGTAAGGTTTCCAGTAGGGTTTAAGTTCCATGACACAGCAGACTTAACAGTAAAAGTAGGTAGCTCTGTTAAGGCTCTTGGCTCTACTTACTTTCTTGAAGACAACAACAAAACCATACGTTTCTCAAGCGCACCTGGTGATAACGAAACAATAGTTTTTACATTAGACCCACCAGTAGGTGACATCATCGAGGTAATAGGTGATGAAGGTAATGCATTTGATAGCTTCTATGTTAAGTCTGTATCTAAGAGTGCTTACGAAGAAACAGTTAAGCCAGGTATTACCTATCAGATAAACGAAAAGACTATGCCGATGGCTTTAACGCCAGTGTATAGCGGTTCAACAGTAACTCACTTCACACTTGATTGGGTTAATTGGACTGACAGGACTGTAGGTGACTTAGATTCTGCACCTAACCCTTCATTCATAGATAAGCAAATATCCAATATGTTCTTCTACAAGAACCGCTTAGGTTTCTTGAGTGATGAAAACATTGTATTTAGTGCTGCAGGAGACTTCTTTAGGTTCTTCCCTAAGACAGTAACTACTGTACTTGATGATGGCCCTATTGATGTATCTGCTAGTCACACTAAAGTATCACTACTTAAACACGCAATACCGTTCAATGAATCATTAACTTTATTCTCAGATTCTACACAATTTACTATAGAGAATGCAGGTAATCTTACACCTAAAACAATCTCTGTTGTACCTAGTACACACTTTGAAAATGATTCTTCTGTAGCTCCAGTAGGTGCTGGTAACTACCTTTACTTTGCATCTAAGAAAGGTGACTTTTCTAGCATTAGAGAATACTACATTGAAGCTGACACAGTGATGTCAGATGCGTTAGAAATAACTTCACACGTTCCTAAGTATGTACCTAAGAATTTAGTTAAGTTAGCTACCTCAAGTAATGAGGATGTATTGTTTGGTTTGTCATCAGATGATAGAAGCAAACTATATGTATACAAATGGTTTACTGATGGTACACAAAAGTTACAATCTAGCTGGTCTACTTGGGAGATGCCTACAGGCTCGTCCATCTTAGATATGGATATAATTGAGAACATAATGTATCTCGTTATAAGCAGGTCAGATGGTGTGTATTTAGAGAGGGTAGACTTACAATACTTAGATGATACAGGTATTGGTTTCTGTGCAAGAATAGATAGAAAGACAGCCGTAACAGGTGTCTATAATTCAACCACAGGATACACTGTATGGACACTGCCTTACCCTGTTGCTACAGACATACCTATAACTGCTGTTAAGTCAGGCACTTGGTCTGCACGTAAAGGTGCTAACATTACTAACGCAAGGCCATCAACCACTTCAGTCCATGCTTTAGGTGACTACAGTGCAGCCCCTGTTCTCTTGGGTGTACCCTACACAATGACCTACGAGTTTTCTACACAACACGTTAGAGAAAACAACGGTTCACAATCAGTACAATCAGGTAGGCTACAGTTAAGAACTATGAGAGTAAACTATGAGAACTCTGGGTTCTTTAAAATACAGGTTACTCCGTTTGGTAGACCAACCTATGAGTATGAATATACTGGCGTAGTATTAAACCAATTAGGTTCAACTATTGGTGACGTTAGTTTAAACGATGGTACACATAGATTCCCTGTGCAATCTAAGAATGACCGTGTGTCTATAAAGTTAGTATCAGATAGCTATTTACCATGTGCTTTTCAGAATGCAGAATGGGAAGGTTTCTATCAGATAAGGTCACAGAGAATATAAGGAGAAAAGAATGATACGCCCTGTAGAATATAAAGATGTAGAGGCTTGTATCAGTTTAGGCTATTTAATGCACCAAGAATCTCACTACAGGTTTCTTAATTATAGTGCAGTTAAAATAGTAAACCTTATTGAACGCTCTAAAACTAATCCAGATTCAGTGTGTATTTTTGTGGCTGAAAAGGATGAAGAAATTATAGGTTTCTTTGTTGGTCTAAAAACAGAGTATTGGTTTAGTGACGATAGCATGACTTGTGATTTAGTAATGTATGTTAAACCAGAACACAGAGGCTGTACCGCTGCTCCACGATTAATTAAGGCTTATGAAACTTGGGCCAGCGGTTTAGACGTTAAAGAAATAAACATAGGAACATCTACTGATGTCAACTCAGAGAGGACTATAGGTCTTTACAAAAGACTAGGCTACTCAACGGCATCATATTCATTTAGAAAGAGGTCTCAATAATGTGTGTGCCAGATACTAATGTTGCTGTTGAAGGACAAACAGGGGCAGAAACAAGTGCAGGTGGCGTATCTCCAGCAATGGGAATGATGATGGTTGGACAACTCGCTTCAAGTTATCTAGCCCAACAAAACGCAGCAGACCTGCAAAAAATAAGAAACGATGCTGCTGAAAAATCTGCAAAGGCTGCTCTTAGACAAGACCAAGCAATACTTATTCGCAGGACTCAAGAAGAACGCGAGAATTTTGCTCAGTCTAACTTTGACCGTCAGCGCAGGGCAATGGAGATTAAAGCAACTGCTAATGTAGCTGCTGGAGAAGCTGGTGTAGGAGGTATCGCTGTAGATAGACTTTTGGATAATGTAGACAGACAGTCTGGTGAAGTTGGAGTACGCAGTAAGAAGAACTTTAGTCGCACCTTGGCATCATTAGAAGACGCTGGTGACAAAGCTGTGGCTAACATGGTGAACCGTATTCAAGGATTACCTCCAGTGACTCAGCCTAACTTACTGGCTACTGCCTTTAATGTTGCTACACCCTATGTTGCTAGTGGTGCATTCGATGAATACTTGGAGACAACGTAATGGCTAGACAACCTATAGAAAACTTACAGGGCTTTGGTCAGACTAGCGTTTCCTCTGCTAGACCTATCGATGCCTTTACAGGCGCACCTGCTATTCCTCAAGAGACTCCAGGTTCACAGTTAGCTAGTGCTTTAGGAGCCTTCACAGGAAGTGTTGCAAGGGCTAGTGCTAGGAATGCTGCTCAGGCTAAAGCTGAGAAAGCTGAGTTAGACAAGAAGAAAGCTATTAGCTATGCAGCAAGATTTAAAGGTGAGGAAGGTGAGTTCCTAACCTCAGTTAAGCTAGGAGAAACTAACGCTGACCTTTCAGAAGTTGTTGTATCTACAATAGTAGAAGATAAGTACAAGAACGAATACTACACAGCAACCTACGATAAGCTCCGTGGATTAGACGATGATGTTAAGGGTGATGTTGTAGCCCTAGAAACTCTGTTTGATGATTTAGTTTCTCAATCAGTAGAAGCTACAGATGGCATGGACTTTGTGCAGTCAGGTGCTGTCATGGGAACCCGTAACGCTATCAACGAGATGCGTAGGGAGTTCTCTGTCTTTCGTGACCAGAAGACCCGTGAGTTAGCTAAAACAAACACTACAGCTACCGTCTTTAGCTTGCTTGATAAGAGTGACCTAAGCACCAAAGACGGTCAGACATCTTCAATAATTCTTTTCAATGCATTTAATGACAAACTAATCGCCACCTCTCCGTTCTCTAAGAGAGAAGATAAGCAACAGATTGTTGATTCATTAATTGAGTACAACAAACTGAATCCAGACTCTAATGCTGTAGGTTTAATCCAAAGAATTCCTTGGCTACAAAGCAAGGAGACTGATGCAAAGTTGGCTATAGCTTCTCCACAGATAGCTCAATTGGGTATTTCAAAACTACGTAACGACACTTTTGTTAAGGAACAAGAAGATAAGCAAACACTAGCTGATGAACAGGCTGTGCTAAACGAGCTTGCTGAAAATAATGACATTGATGGAATTAGAAAAGTACAGGCTAAGTATGCTGGCATAACTGGTCAAGACGCTATGGTAAGCAACGCTATATACAAGGCTGCTGAGATTGCTGAAGCCTCTGCTAAGGTTGCTCCAGATGTAAGTGCAGGTAACTACACATCATACAAAGCTGGTCTAACCCTAAAGGCAACTAAAGGTGATACAGATTCTTTGGAAGCAGAGCTTAAAGCCATTCAAGACCTCACTGACATTACACCAAGCGATAAAGCTGCCTTGCTCAGGGAAGCACCAACGCTTCTTCAAGGGCATAAGATTATAGCATCTGACCAACATACATCAGCATTTAGAAATCGCTTTGGTGCAATCCTAAGAGCTTACGAAAATAATCCTCAGTTGATGGTTAAATCTTTTGAGTTAGCACAGCAAGGTACATCTGCTGAAAGTATAGCTAGAGATGCTTGGGATGATGAGACTAGCCGTCAAATACAGCTTCATATTGAGAACAACGATACAGTTCCTGGTTTTAATGAATTGTACGGTGACGAAGGTATCTACGCTAAGGCAGAGTTAAAGGTAACAGAAAGACTTCAAGCGTTAGCATCTATGATGCCACAGACCTCACAAGTAGAAACTCAACCACAGCCTAAAAACCAATTTAATGTTGGGGATATTCTTGATGACCCAGAAACAGGAAAGCCTATTGCCAGAGTAACTGGTTTTGACGATGCAGGAAAGCCTCAGTATGAACCAGTTACATTAGAAGAAACATCTCCTTATCAAGTTACGAGTGAGGGAGATGAAATTAAAGGCATAAACAGAAGAGCCAAACAAAACCAAGTAAAGCGTAACAGAGAAGCCGAACAAAACGTGTCTAATATATTTGATAAAAACACGGCTACTTTTAACTTAAATAAAGAAACATTATCCACCCTTGAGAAACTTGTAGAGTCTCGCTATGAACGTGCTTCCAAACGAAAGCGAGGAGGTTCTAAAACTGAAGTTACAGAAGATTCTATTATGGACTTAGTATTAGACCAACTAGATGTATCTGGTTCCTCAGACTTTGAATATGGCGGTATCTTTGGTGACGAAGCTGATACGGCTGGTGAGATTGCTATAAAGAAAATTGTCGATTCCTTAATGGGTAAGTACATAGGAGAATAAGATGAGCCGTTATGAAGAGTGGCTTAAAGAGCAACAGGCTAAAGACAATAGTTTGCAGCCTGTGCAAGCTCCAATTGGCTTCAACGCTACCTACCAAGACACTGACGAAACCCTATATGATGAAGACCTAGTTCAAGACCCTAACTTTGTAAAAGCCTCTAAGGTCATCTATGAGATGAACGAGAGTGTGGATGCCCCTGCCTTGTCTGATGAAGACTATGGTAAGTACGGTATCGAACACATAGGCTGGTTCAACTGGAACCTACCTAAGATGACTCTTGATGCCTCTCGTATCTCTGGTGCAACTGACGAGCAACAAAAAGCCTTTCTATACATGATGGAGTCCTATGATGACTTAGGTATGTCATGGAATGGAGCAAGCAGGTTCTTTAAAGGTGTTCTTACAGACCCTACTACTTATGTTGGTTTAACTACATTTGGAATTGGACTGGCAGGTAAAGAAGCTACTAAACAGGCTGGCAAGCAAGGTGTTAAAGAGTTGCTTAAAAGCTCTACTAGAGGTGGCATTATAGCTGGCGTAGAGTCAGGCGTTTATACCGCAGTAGATGACGTAAACAGGCAGGTAGTTGAGACTGCTGTGTCTGGTGAAGACATCAGTGTAGGTAGAGTCATTAAGTCAGCAACTATAGGCGCAACTGCTGGGCTTGTCTTAGGTACAGGGATTACCGCAGGGGTTAATAAAGTTGCTTCCCGTAAGGCTCCTAAAGATGTGGCTAAGTCTGTAGACGAAGCTAAGTTAATGGATGACCTGCCAGAGCTAGAGACAGGTGTTGTTATAGATACGCCTAAGTCACCCGCAGGTAAGCTACGCACACAGATGGACAGTGTGATTAAGGCTGTTAAGCGTACAGTTCCTGCTGGAAAAGTAGCTGCAGTTGGTACTGATGGTGTTCAGAATATGGACGAGTTGGTACAGACTGTAGAGCCTATCAAACAACTATTGGTTGATGCCTCAGTTGAATCTCCAGGTGACCTATCAGCATACCTAATGAAACAGGGTTTGACTGATGGGCAAGGTGAGGTGCTAGAGGTTGCTACAAGCCAGACGGTTACTGCCCTTAAGACTAAAGTATATAACCTACGACTTCAGCAGAAAGCCTTAGACGGTGAAGAGGCTATTGCTATCCAGACTAAGATTGATGAGATAGAAGAAGTTATAGCTCCACTAGATGAGCTTGATGCAGCTATGTCAACCATCACTGGTCAACGCTTACGAGCCAGACAAGAAAGCATGAACACTGGTGAGCTACGAGGAACAACTATAAGTTCATTAGTAGACCAAGGATTGACTAGAGCAGATGCTGAAAAGCAGTTTGATAGTATCTTTGCTGAGAAGTTAATTAAGCGTGAGCGTACAGACGAAATAAGAATACTTGATAAGAAAATAGAAGACGCTAGAAAGAGTGGAGATACTTCAGAATATATTAGACTCAAGCATGACAAGAAAACTCGGATTGCAGAGTTTAAAGAGGAAGTTAAGAAGGTAGAGGGTAACGGCATATACAATGTCGTAAACAAGCCTATCAAAGTCTTGAACGAGGTAATGATTAGTTTTGTATTCTCTCCAGCGACTATCATTGTAAACACGGTTCCATCCCTTGCTAAGACAATCTACAAGCCATTCCTAAACAACTTGATGCAAGATGGTTTATCTAGGGCATCAAGAAAGAAGATGGTTGCTGAGTATTCAGCTATGGCATCCATGATTCCTTCAGCCGCTAAGATGGCTAAGTCTGCATGGCGTTATGAGAAGTCTATCCTCACAGGTGACTCTGCTAGGTTCTTAGAAGAATACAACACAATCCCTAAGAAATACGGTGGCGGTATCTTACGTCACTTCCCTAGAGCTTTGCTTGCTACCGATGCGTTCTTTGAGAACATACATTACAGAGGCTACGCAGTAGGTAACGCTACAGGCAAAGCTATGGAGGACGGTGTATCTAAAGGCTTGAAAGGCAAAGAGCTTGATGACTTTGTAGATAAGCAAGTTAAGAAAGCTGTAGATACTGCTTATGCACCTGAAGAGAACGCTATTGATATACTTATGCAAGAAGGTATCTCAAGAGGACTGCAAGGTAAAAAGCTAGAGAACTTTATTAATAAGGAACTAGCAGAAAACGCTGATGTATTTAAGAAGGCTACAGACCAGAACGGGCGTGACTATGTGCAGGACATTCTATTCAAGAGAGACTTCTCTGGTAATAGTGCTGCATCTGGATTAGCTAAAGGCTATGAGCAGTTTGTAAACAAGCACCCAGCTATGCGTCTTATGGGTCAGTTGTTCTTCCGTACACCTGTGCGTGTCTTTGAGGAAGGCATAAGAATGACTCCAGGTCTGAACTTAATTAGTCCAGGTTTTATGAAAGACTTAAAAGGTGCTAACGGCCCTATGCGTCAAGCCAGAGCGCAGGGTGAAGCATTGATGTCCTACTCTATAGCTGGCTCTGTGTTTGCCTTATATTCTACAGGTAATGTCACAGGCTCTATGGGAACAGACTACAAGCAAACCCGCCAAGGTGAGAACAGTGGTGGCATGGAGCCATACTCGATTCGTTTCAACGATGGAAGTACCTTTAACTTCCGTAACTTTGACCCGTTTTCTACTCCAGTAAAGATGATTGTTAATGCTTTAGAACGAGCAGAGACACTGGCTTACAGAGCAGAGCAAGGTGAACGAGTAGACGAGTCTGAGCTTGCAAAGGTACAGGCTATCGTTGCTGTTAGTGTTGGTTCTATAGCTCAGTCTTTACGTGATGCTAACTTAGCTTCAGGTGTCGATGCAGCTGCTGACTTCTGGGAAGACCTACAAGATGAAGAAGGTTCTGACCAGTTGGTTAAGTTTGTAGGTAGGAAGGTGCAAGCATTTGTACCTAACACTTACTACAAGATGCAGATGCTAGATAACCCTGTGCTTAGTGACCCAGTAACAATGGAACAGTTCATTAAGTATCGTGCTAACCCTGATGACCCCTTAGTACCTAAGCAATATACCGCACTAGGTAGACCTAGAACCCTAAGCAATCCAGCTGCTGGTCTTTACTACTTCAATACGTCAACGGTTGAGGAACGTAAGCGTGGTGTACCTGAGAAGGAACTAGAGGTTGAAGAGTTCCTATATAAGTTAGCTCAAGTAGGTGATACGCATTTCACAGCACCCTACAAGATGACTAAATACATGGGTGACATTGACCTTAGAACACAAATAACTAAGGACGGTAAGGAAACTTACTATGACCGATGGATGCGCTACACACATGAGTCTGGCTTAGTAGATGTTCTTCATTCCTACAGAGACTTGCCTATGGGTACAGCCTCAGTGCCAGGTATCGCTGAAACAGAAGCAAAGAAAGTTATCAATCAGTTCAGAGAGATGTCTTTCATAAAGCTAATGAGCGAAGAAGCAAACATACCACAGGAATACGAAAGCGTTCTTACCAGAAGGATAAACGCACAAACAGGACAGCGTTCTTCAGACAACATACCCTTTACAAACAGGAACTAGATAATTATGTCTTATGCACTTACTAGATATACTGGTGACGGTAGCACCACTACATATACTATCGGCTTTGACTACCGCTCTACAGCGGACATAGTTGTCAAAGTAGACGGGGTTGCTAAATCAGTGGTTACTCACTTCAGCTACCCGTCATCATCCCAGATACAGTTTAATGGAAACCAAGTTCCAGCTAACGGTGCTGCAATCAAGATAACAAGGTCTACTAGCCAGACAGCTAGGTTACTAGATTATGCAGCGGGAGCAGTGTTTAAGGAATCTGACTTAGATACCGATAGCACTCAGGGTTTCTTCATGGCTCAGGAAGCTATAGACATCGCTAATGACTCTATCATCAAGAACGATAGTAACTTATTTGATGCCAGTAGTTTGCGTGTAATTAACGTGGCTGACCCTGTAGGTAACCAAGATGCTGCAACTAAAGCCTTTGTTCAGACTGTAGTAGCTGACTTTAACAACAGATACTACGGAGCTTCACCTACTGCACCTACAAGTCCAGTCCCTGCTGAAGGTGACTTATGGTATGACTCTGCAACAGATGTGATGAAAGTCTATGCCTCTAGTGGTTGGCAAACAGCCACCTCTGCGGTAGCTACATCATCCAACAGAGTTACCTATGTTGTGGGTACTAACTCAGGTTCATACACAGGTTCAACTACAGTCTTCCCTGTGGTCTATGACGCTGGGTTTGTCGATGTATATCTTAATGGTGTGAAGCAGGTTGTTGGTACTGATGTAACTGCAACTAATGGTACAACTGTAACCTTAGCTTCAGCAGCATCCACAGGTGACACTGTAGACTTGGTGGCATACGGAACTGCGGCTCTAACTAATGTCAATGCTGTAGCTGGAGACATAGCTAACATTAATACAGTAGCTGGGAATAATACCAACATTAACACTGTAGCTGGTAACACTTCTAACATTAATACAGTGGCTGGTCAGAACACTCAGATTAGTACGTTAGCTACTAACATAGCTTCTATCATTAACGTAGGTAACAACACTACAAATGTAGCCACAGTAGCAAACAGAGATGCAGATATAGGAACTGTTGCAGGTATAGCCACTGATGTTACGGCTGTTAAGAATGATGCTACAGACATTGGTACAGTAGCTACTAACCTCACAGGTTCCAACACCATCGGAACTGTATCTGGTAGCATAGCTAACGTAAACACTGTGGCTGGCATTGCGAGTAACATTACGGCTGTTGTAGCTGACCAAGCAGATATCGGAGTGGTGTCTACAGACTTAGGACTTGGAGCAAGCAGTAAGGTAAATGCAGTTGGTGGAAGTATAGCCAATGTTAATACCGTTGCTGGTGACATAACTAATGTAAACACCGTAGCAGGTAACACCTCTAATATAACTGCGGTGGCTGGTAACAATAACAACATCAATACCGTTGCTAGTATGCAAGCCAATGTTAATGCTGTAGCTGGTATCGCTAGTGACATAACAGCGGTTAAGAACGATGCTTCAGATATAGGTACAGTGGCAGGTGCGATAGCTAGTGTAAACACTGTGGCTGGCATGAACTCAGACGTAGCTGCTGTAGTAGCTGATGCGACTGATATAGGAACTGTTGCAACAAATGTAACAGGTACTAACACCATAGGAACTGTAGCTGGAGCAATAGCTAACGTGAACACTGTTGGTGGTATTGCTTCAGATGTTTCTGCGGTAAGCAGTATAAGTAGTAACGTAACTTCTGTCGCTGGTATATCTAGTAATGTAACAACTGTTGCAGGTCAATCGAGTAACTTAACCACTGTAGTTTCAAACATTACAGATATACAAAATGCATCTACAAACGCAGCAACAGCAACCACTAAGGCAAGTGAAGCATCCTCAAGTGCATCTTCAGCTTCAACTAGCGCAAGCAATGCAGCTACAAGTGCGACTGCTGTATCGAATGTTCTAGCTAATCTCCAGGTAGACCAATCGAACACTTTAGTAGCAACCTATCTTGGCTCTAACTCTGACTTTGGTGGTAGCTTAGTTCCACCTACGTTTAGTGTTGAACACCAAGCAACCATTAGAAGCGACTTAGCTTTTGATACAGGCTCTTTCGATTTAGGCTCAATTTAATTTTTAAAGGATATTTATAATGGCAACACAATTACAACTTAGACGAGGTACTACATCGGAAAATGGTTCTTTCACGGGAGCATTAGGTGAAGTTACAGTCGATACAGATAAAGACACTCTAGTAGTCCACGATGGGGCTACTGCGGGTGGTCACGAGTTAGCAAAAACTAGCGACCTTACTGCTAAAGCAGCAATAGATGGCTCTAACATGACGGCTATTGATGTTGGCGATAATGTGCAACTGAAGATGGGGTCTTCTGATGACCTCAAAATCTACCATGATGGAACCAACAGCTATATTGACGATGCTGGAACGGGAAATTTAATTATAAATGGAACTGAGGTTCGCATACTAAGCGATGATACTTCAGAATACGCTGGAAGATTTATATCTAATGGAGCAGTAGAACTATACTACGATTCTGACAAAAAAATCGCAACCACGAGTGGCGGTGTGGATGTGACGGGTGATGTGGCTGTCTCTGGTAACATCACTAAAACAGGGGATTTAACTTTAGATTCCTCTGGAAAAATAAATCTTGACCACGGCTCACCAGAAATATTGTTAAAAGATGATGGGACTCACTATGCGAGTTTCATAAACAGTAATACAGACTTTGTTATTCAATCAATAGTGTCTGATAAAGATATGCTATTTAAGGGCAACGATGGTGGAAGTGCTATCACAGCCCTTACCCTTGATATGTCAGCGGCAGGTGCGGCTACGTTTAATGGCAACGTGAGTGTTCCTAATGGAAGCCTTTCATCAACTGGCTCGTTAGGCACATGGTCAGTAAACATGGATAACGCCCAAATGAGCATGACTCGAGGAGGCACTAATTACATTACAGCAGGTACTGCTAGTGGTAATTTTGCTTTACAGACTACAACTTCAGGTAGCTCTACTGCTACAGCACTTACGTTAGATGCTAACCAGAACGTCTCTGTTCCTAATGGTGACCTGTTGGTGGGGACTACTGCCGCCAACACATCAGCAGATGGTATTTGGTTGGATGGCTCTAACAGCAGAATGTTTGCTACAGCAACCAGCAACTACACCGCTCAATTTAAGCGTTTTGGGACGGATGGCGTTTTAATTTATTTCGACAAGGCAGGAGCCAGTGTCGGAAACATATCAGTAACAGGCTCCGCAACAGCCTACAACACATCCTCAGACTACCGCCTCAAAGAAGATTGGCAACCACTGTCAGGTGCTACAGACCGACTCAAAGAGTTAAAGCCTGTAAACTTTGCATGGAAAGCTGATGGTTCACGAGTAGATGGCTTCCTAGCTCACGAAGCACAGGAAGTTGTACCTGAGTCTGTCACTGGTACTAAAGATGGCATGATGACTGAAGAGTACGAAGTGTCTCCTGCAACGGGTGACATCTATACTCCTGAAGTTGTTGCTGTAGAAGGCGTTGAAGCTGTTGATTATGTTGCTCCACAGGATGAAGTCTTAGACGAAGATGGTAATGTAGTTACTGAAGATGTTG